CGGCTGAAGTCATCGTTGTTATTGATGAGCACCTGAGCGTTTGGACCACCGATACCAACACCAACGGCTTGAGGACCAAAGAAGAAACCTTGAGCAACGTCTTGGTTGGCATAAGGAGCACCACCAGTAAACGAAGCGGAAGTAGTCTTGTTCGGGAAGTTGGTCGACTCGAAGAACTTAACGCCCTCAAATTGAACACCCGTCGGCATAACAGGTTCACCGGCCAGGAAGTAACCTTGACCAGCCTGGGGGCCCATGTAGAAGCTGGCATTGTTAGGCATCATGGGATTGCCCATATACATGCCTTGGCCAGGATTGCCGCTGTAACGAGCAATCTCACGGAAGTCAGGATCACGACGCAGATGCATCATGAACACGGGATCACAAATGCAACGATACAGACCATCAGCAAAGGTCGGAACGTTACGCTTGCGCAGATCCTTAACAACGTTCAGCAGGTCAGTACGAACCGAAAACTGTTGGAGATCAGCGGTGTATTCAGTACCAGAATAGGTGATTTGGCCGGAAGAGTTTTTAACTTTACCGCCAGGGAAGAAGTAACCGCCTTGAGTGCTGGAAGCAGCGCCATTAGCTTCTGCTTTGGACAGTTCGTCAATAAAGACGCGGTCACGCCACCGGCGATAGTCATCCAGCAGCGTCAGGCTACCAATCGACTGGTGGAACATGTTGAGATTACCACTGTCCAGCAAAAGGCGCTGAGCGGTAATCAGGGTTTCGCGAGCAATCTTAAAGGTCGAAGGCTGGGTCGGATCGCCAGGATCAGCGGGGCCGGTGTATTCATTAAGCACCACCAGGACTTTCTCCTTGGTGATGTTACGGCTGTTGGCAGTACCGATGGTTTGGTCAGCCACACGAGCACGGCTGTCCTTAGTACCGGGGTTACCCCAGAACTTGTAGCGATCAAGTTGAACAGTTTGACCAGGTTGGCGGGTAAAGTCGTGGACAACCACGGGTTCTACCGCCATCTCACAGATATAAGCGGGGTGAGGGCGATACAGCTCAGCACCCAGAATCTTAGGGAAGTCGTTATCAAGGAACACTTTAGTTTATCCTCCAGTACACAGGACGATTATTTGGTGAAAGATTCAGACAATAAATATTGTCTCATCTAAAACAAATTTTAACAGTTGATAATTTATCAACCAAGATATTTAAGCGTAGGAGTATAACTCCGAGCCATTTGTGTATTACTAGAAGTAGCAAGTTCAGGATCAGGAATCGTATTTTGTTGAAATCCTGGAACTCCAACAAACTGTGCAATATTAGATGTTCCTCCACCTAACATGCCGCCAAATCCACCCGCAGTTGTCAATGCAATCGGAATTCCAGCAGTATTAATAAGTGCTTGACCGCGACGTGCACTTGTTTTGAGATCGCGCCTTAATTCAGCAGGATTAGCACCTTCACGAACTGCAGCATTTAATAAATCACGAGCAAGTTCAGCTTGCTGAATTTCAATGGGTGACATTTTTGCTCGACGCGCAACTGCACCTGGATTTTCAAGGCTAACAGCTCCAACACCTTGCATTGCTCTTGCAGCTTTACCACGGAGACCCGGAATTTGAGTTCCCAGGGCGGCACCTAAAGCGCCTGCTCCTAAAGCCTCCAGGCCCATTCTTGCAGGGCCTTCTTCAGCGGCTTGACCGGAAACAATGTTTCCCAAAGTAGCGAGGCCAGCGGCGCCAAGGCCACCAGCCACTGCAGATGCTACTGGATTCCTGCTGATTACGTTTGCATATTTACCAGCAAGGTTTAACATTCCTCACTCCATCACAAACAGTTTGTTTGCCAGGACTTGAGGCTGAGCTTGGTTGATGACACGCCAGGCATTCTGGGGGTCACGCGCCATCACTTCATTAAACGAACCCCAGAAGTTTTCAGGTTGCTGAGGAGCTGCTGCAGCGGGGGGAGCGGGAAGCTGACCGCCATACTGAGGATTAACAGGCTCAGTGCGATAACCAGGAGTCTCAAGCTGTTGTTCGTTTTCGTACACAGGATACGGGCCTTCGGGGCCAAAGAACTTCAGGGTGTAATCACTGAGAACATCGGGATTAGTCAGAATTTCGTTATAAGCCAGGTTCTCCTGGTGCTCATTAACGGCAAACTCAGCGTAACCCTTGATGGTATCAGCGGCGCGGTTTCCCCACGCGACGGCGCTGTCCAGCATTCCTTCCAGATTCAGAGCGTAATTGTTCAGAATTGCCGGTGCTTCGATTCCGAACGCGTCCATCACCTGACGGCTTTCCTGGCTCATTCCCACCAGGTCTGCCACCTGCTCCAAGGAGACTGTCGAGGAGGTTTGGGAAGAGTTGGGCGAGGATGCCGGGCTGGGCGACCAGGTCTGCGGAGCCGATTGTTGCGTAGCTTGGTACGTTTGCCCGAAGTTGGCTGGGCTGTACTGCGGACTCGGCGCCGAGGGTTGACCCTGGAACGGGGATTGGACTGGTGCGCTCAGCAGGTTCACCACCTTGTTGAACGCCGATTCCCATGGATTGCCCTGGGGCGCTTCCGGTTGGGATTGGGGGGCGTACTGAGTAGGGGCTGATTGGTAGCTGGGGGCTGCCTGAGGTACCGCTTGGGGGTAGCTGGTACCCACTTGGTACGCCTGGGGTGCCACCTGGTAACTGACCGGTTGGCTGGACGGAGCCGGTGCCACGTAGCTGCTGGGAGCGACTGCCGCCGGTACTTGGCTCGTCTGTGGGATCGACTGGACGGTAGCGTCCTGCATAACTCATCTCCTTTTGTAATGCTTCAAGAGTTCGATACAGATATGGGGTTAAATCCAATCGTGGATCTGCAGCCATCGGTAAATCCGGTGATTGCGGATGAGGAGTCTGCATCATGCCCCCCACCAGGCGTGCGAACGAAGAATATGCATTCTGTAGTTCACCCACCATCCTGAACGGGAACCCAGATAACATCTCGGCCCGTTCCTCATCCGTTTTTGACGGAAAGAGGTATTTCAGTGCTTCAATGCTATCAACACCTAATTCTTGCAAGTTTCTAACAACAATCGAGTTGTTAAGAATATCCTGCGTCGAATCTTCGTACACAGGTCCAAGCCAGCGCCATTGAATAGTTAAGTCCCCGTCAGGGATTAAACCAAGTACACCGGGTGGAATTTGTTGTGTACGCACGCAAGCCATCATCAGTTGTTTTATATTTTCTTCAAAACCTGAAAGGGCTGTTCTATACAAATCAATTTCTTCTTGAGCAGCATCTTCTGATGGTTCTACGGGTCTTTCCAATCCTGCGGCAGCAGCAAGAGTTTCACGGAACAAGCGTTCTTCTTGGAAAACAATCAGCTCTAAACAACGGCAAATACCGTAAGTGTAAATAGAATTTGCTTTCTTTTTGGATGTAGCCGCAACACGACCAAACAGTGATTTGTACTCAGTCGCAGTTACGCCAGCAGAAATTGACAACTCGTCAACACCACCAAGTGCCGTACGAATCTCTTCTCGATATTGACGAGCAAATGCGTTTTGATCACCAGTGATGGCATCAGGAACAATGTAACCAACACGGTCGTTCGGTTCTAGGTTGGCAATAATCCTTGGAACACGAATCTGACCATCCATTCCACGGCTGATCGGATCAGCCTTAAACATAGAACGGCTAAGAGATGATGGGCTAGTAAAGCCTGAGTTAGCCGCGATCGATGGTCGCTGTACCACGCCTTCTCCACCAGACTCAATTAGGTCTGTCTTGGGACGGGACGAAAGAAGAGTGGGGTTACCAAAGAACTGAACGTTCTTGCGCATCGTACGAATCATTTCGTCGTGCGTAACAATGTGATTAGCAAGTGCATCAAACTCACCAACACCTTCGGTAGAAAAACCTTTTGGATTATTGAAAATTTCTACACAAGGAATAAACCCAAGAGTGTTGCGATAAGTTTGTGTTTTGCCTGGTAACACAGACACAGGTTGGTCAAAAGAGAGTTCACCGTCTGAATGAGTCTCTTCAATGGTCTTGCGTTTAATTGATAATTTTATATATTTCTTTTGGCCTGGGGAACCAAGGCCATCCATCCCTGTGATTGCAGTCTGCTGAATATCTTGATTAGCGCCAAAACCATTTTTAACCTTATAACTGTAGATAATGACAACTTCATCAAGCTCACCGTCTACGTTGTAATAAGTACGATACTCATGTTTTCTGAAAAAATAAAGACGATAATTATTTGTAGTAGGTCGAATATAAAACAAGCCCTGGCCATCGCACAAGAAGTAATCCCAAATGGAATCAAGCCTTGTGTCAAT